TTGGTAAAGTTATTTTTTCTGTTTTAGATATGTGATTTATTAAATTTATCAATGACTCAGAAGTGAATCCTTGTGTACCAATTGCACCATTTGGTCTTCTTAAATTTTTTATAGGAAAATTTGAAGATTTTAATATTTGTTTTGCTGAATTTGTTCTCCTCATGAGAGACTTTATCATCGATAATTGTTCTTGTAAGTTCATCTTAAATCACATTAAACGGAGATTGAAATGGTCGATATTTTAAAGCCTTATTTAAATTTTCAGCCTCAAATCCTTTTCTTTCCAACATTTTATCGGGTCTAAGTCTAGTTAGTCTACCGTCGGCACCTATTAATTCCTCAACTAATTTTAACTTTTCATCTTTTGCTTCTGTTAATAAAGTAGTATAATCTAATTTTATGGTACTATCAGGAACTTGTAAATCTCCTGAAAATTTTCCCCAAATTCTTCCTAATCCTTCCTTTGAATAAGCAATTAAACATCTTCTAACCCAATTTTGTGCGGGTTTATTTAACATATCCCATGTTAATTCTTCGGTTTCAATATCTGATGGTAATTTTACAATTCCACTATTTTTATCCAAACAAGTGTCCGATGATGTTGTATCATAATACCAATACCAAACCCTACTTCTATTGTTCTGTATTGAACCAAAATCAAATCTACCGCCAGGTACATTTGATAAATGAACTATCTTAGTACCATTCGGTCCTGCAGTTATTCGATATGTAAGTTCACCACCTATTAATCTATTTTTTAGATTTCTATCTTGCATTCTTAACAACAAATCATAAGCTGGTAATAAAAAATAAGAACCAGACGCTCCTTGTTGAGCAAAACCACCAACACCACCAAAAGCAACACCACCCAAACCACCGAATCCACCTAAAAATGGGTCGACAATCGAATCGGTTAATTCCGCTCTAGTAAACCACAATAATTCGTTTATTTCCCTACCAGCTGGAATTACATATGTTTGAGTATTTGCGGAAAGTGTAATGTAATCTTTTTTTAATTCACTATCACCACCGGCCTGTAATCCAACAATTTTAGAATATGAATGACTATACTGTGTTTCATAGTCTAAACTCCTTGTTGTAAATGCTCTTGTTAATGATTGATTATCGACATCTAATCCAACCAATGCCGACCATTGAGATTCAATTAACCAATCACTAACGTATTGTTCATAATCGGAAATTGACATTTCTAAAAAACTATCCATTTGTTCTTCGGTTAATTCAACACCTCTAACAGGTAAACCTAATAAATGAAGAATCTTAGTATATAATTTTTCTTTTTCAGAATTTGAGATTATAGTAGTACTCATGTATTTACTTTCTTTATAAATACATCTATATTCATTAGACCATGGAAAACTTAAATAATAATATTTTTAATTCTAAAATATTTTATGAATTTTTTATTTTTTGTGTTAAAAATAAAATAGATTTTAATTTTGAAATTAAGGAAAAAAGTAAAATTAAATACAATTCTAAAAAAAAGAACGTTATTGCCAATTTATCTAAAGATGATAATGAATTTAAACCAAAGATAATTTACGATATTTGGTTAAAAATAATCAATAATATTATTATTGACGTGGTTGAAAAAAATAGTCTAAAAAAAGAATTAGATGATTTGTTTAAGGAGTGATTGAGCAAAATTTTCACTAAAATCCCCATCTCCCATAACTTGGTCGATTATATTTTTTTTCTTTTGTAAAATATTGTAAACTATCATTTCTATCGTATTTTCAAATATTGGGTAATAAACCATTACATTTTTTTTCTGTCCATATCTAAAGGCCCTATCTTCTGCTTGACTATGGTGCGCGGGTACAAAAGACAAATCATTCATTATCACAACTTCTGCTTCTGTTAAAGTAATACCAACACCGCCCGCAACAATATTCGATATAAAAATTTTTACCTTATCTTCAGATTGAAATCTATCAACCGATTTTTGTCTTTTATCCTTTGACATTCTTCCATCTAAAACAACTGAATTTTTTTTATATCTTTCATGTAACATATCTAATGTCATTGTAAAATTTGTAAAAACAATGACTTTTTTTCCTTGTTCTAAACATCTGTCAATTATCTCACAAGTATAATCAACTTTTTGTTCTGAAATTATTTTTCTAATTTTCATTAATCTGTTAATTGTAACTGTTAATGATTCTTTGTTTTTATTTTCCTGTGCAATTTGAATAAATTCTTGTAATCCACTGTCATAATCTAAACTTGATAATGTTAAAAATATTGGACTGATAATTTTATCGGGTAAATCTAAAATTTCAGTTTTTAATCTTCTTAAGATTATGTTTTTAGTTTTAATTCTTAATTCATCCAAATTTGTCGCACCACCTGTGTTCCATATTTTTCTTCCATTTACTTTAAATTGGTAACCACCACAATATCTTCTAACGTATGTTGACCAATCTAATGTGACATTTGAATTTACAATTTTTAATAGGTTAAAATAATTTATGGGTCTGGATGTCATAGGGGTACCTGTAAGTAACCAAACTTTAGGTATTCTCGATAATATATCATTTATTAATTTTGTTCTTTGTGCCGTTGTATTTGATATGTAATGTGCTTCATCAACAATAGCCAAATCAAATTTGGTGTCTATAATTTGAGTATTTTTTTCCTCTCCAATTTCAGGTTCACCAATTGTATGATAATTTTTTATTATATCGTAATTTATAATATAATAATCAAATGTTGACCCCCATTTTCCTCCTTCAACAATCAATATTTTTTTATCTGTATAATTTTCAATTTCTCGTTTCCAATTTATTTTTAAAGACGCGGGACAAACTATTAAAATTTTTTTAGATTGACTTTCTAAAGATGCGATTGTTGCTGAAGTGGTTTTCCCCACCCCCATATCATCCGCCAATATAAACCTATCATTTGCCAATAATTTTTCAATTGCAACTTTTTGATGTTCCATTGGTGGTCTTTCATTATATGGTGTATAATCAATTTCCCTATTTAGTGTCTTTTCTTCCTGAATAATTGCAGATTTTGGAATCCACATTGCATGGTTTTTTTGGTTATCATAAATTTTACCCCATATATGGTATGCTTTATCGGTTTCACATAATAATTTTTCGCACCATATGGTTTCTGGAACGAAATTCAATTCTTTTGTTTCTTTTAGTTTTTCTCCGAAATTTTCAACAATTACAATATTTTTTCTCGCTATTTTAGGTGTGACCTCATGATATTTAATAACATATTCAGATTGAGGTCTTGTTAATTTAAAATTTTTATTTATTTGAAATTTTTCTTTCCATTCGAGCAATTGATTATTATACCCTTCATAGGTCTGTAAAATATTTTTTGCAACAATTTCAGGTACTTTGTCAATCATACGTAATAAAAAATAACAAATAAGATTGTAAATATAAACTATTTATTGTATATGAAAAATAAACTTCCAATAACAAGGTTATCGAAATTTTTTTCTCAAACGGATATGGATTTAAATATTCAATTGGGTGAAGAATACTTACATGGTGACTTAGGAATGAGATTAGTTCTTTTTAGTGTTGATAGACAAAAGACAGATACTGATAATGTGTATGGTGAAGTTGGTAAAGATGGAATTAAATTTTATCCACCTGTTGAATTTTACGGTTTAGTAAAAATAGAGGAACCAAAAAATAATAGTTACACAAAAGGCGTAAATAGATATTTAGAACCCGGAAACATGACTGTTTCAATTTATCTAAAACATTTGGAAGAAATGCAAATAGATATTAAATACGGGGATTTTATTGGGTATCCCGAATCAGAAGAAAAAATAAGATACTATACTGTAACAAACGATGGAAAAGTTGTCTCAGATAATAAACATAATATGTTTGGGTTTAAACCATACTACAGAACAATTATTTGTGCACCAGCACAAGAGTTTGAATTTAGAGGGGTATGAAAATAATATTAAATGAAAACCAATTCAAACTACTGTTAGAACAGGAAGGATTTGATGAATTTGCAGTTGAAGTTTCAGAAAAATATCCTGATTCCGTTTATTTATTGCGTTTTATAAGTGATTTTGTTAAAAAATCAGGATGTCAGAAAATTGACATTGAACCACTTGAATATGGTGCGTTTGGTTTGTCTTTAGTTGATAGAGTTGTTATTAATAAAAAATCATTAGAGTTACCATTATCGAATTTTCTTTATACTTTATTTCATGAAGTTGCTCACCAATATCAATATAAAAAGTATGGTATTGATAAAATGTATGGAATTTACACTGGTGATATTTCCGTCGATGAAGGTGCAAAATTTATGAAATATGTGGAAAATGTTGCTGATGATTTTGCAATTAGAAAATTAAGAGAAATTAATAAGTTATTTGATGATAAAATCAAAATAAATGCAAATATAAATAAAATTTATGAAAAAATTCCCATAGATTATTATAAAAATCTAATTAATATTTTTATCAAAAAAATTAAAGATGGTAATTATACTAGTAAAGAGGATATAAGTGAAATACTTTACAATTACGTTAAAAACGGAAAATAATGGGAATACCTAAAAGAAAAACAGATATAAAAGTTTTTGGTGTTAGTAAAAACACCGACAATGCTGTAATTGGTAGAAGAAAAGAATTGTTAGAAGAAATAACAAAATCAGATACCTTTTTACCCGATTCAATAATGCACGATGATATGGATTTAGGCATGTTAGAATTTGTAAAAGAAAATTTTAAAATTACGTCTGATGGAGAACAAATTCCAACAATACCAAAAATATTAACAATTCAAAGATGGTCTGAATTTAAAAATAATTGGAATTTTTCGGATGATGATGGTAACATGAAATTACCTTTTATTGCTGTAATTAGAAAACCAGATGTACAACTAGGAACCAATCCATCTATACAAAGAACAATACCTGATAGAAGAGATTTTTTTTACGCATCAGTACCAACATGGGATGGTAATCAAATGGGTGCGGATGTTTATAAAATACCACAACCTGTTCCGGTTGATATTGGATTTGAAGTTACAATAGTTTGTACGAAATTTAGAGATATTAATACTTTTAATAAAAAAGTTTTACAGAAGTTTTCGTCGAGACAAGCTTATACAAAGATTAAAGGCCACTATATCCCAATAATATTAGATAGAATTGAAAACGATAATAGTGTATCTGATACCATGGATGGTAGAAGATTTTACGCTCAAAATTATTCTTTTACAATGTTGGGTTTTTTAATTGATGAAGAAGAATTTGAGGTTTCACCAGCAATTTCTAGGTCGATATTAATGACAGAAGTTGAAAATAGAAGTTTGAAACTTAGTAATAAAAGTAATTTAATAACTTTAAACTCATTGTATTATCAATCCGGATTTAATAATGATGGACCAATTGTTGGTCAATATTTTGCAAATTCACAATATAAAGTTGATAAAACGGTTGAAATTGTTTTTCAAGATACAATAGATACTGTAACAGGTGATTCGATAAATCAAACAGTAAGATTATTCATAGAACCGAATCAAACGTCAGGAACAATTGAATACACAATTGGAGATAGTTATAACAATGTTTTATTTCCAAACATTATTTCAGGGGTAACAATTAATACAATTGGTAAATCAAAATATTCGTATTCATACGAAATAATTCAATCTCCGTAAATATCTTTTTTTTGTTGTATTGGTTTGGTATTATTTTTACAAACATCTTCAATACATTTTTGAATAACTTTGTGGATTTTTAATCCATTGACCTCACAATATTCTTTAAGAATTTTATGATGGTATTCGCTTATTTTAATATTCTTAAATGTACTATCACCCATAAAGATAAATATGGATAAAAAAAGATAAATTTATATTTATAACTATTTTTTTTTATAAAATAAAGGGAATCTTTGGTGGATGTGATAATATTTATTATAAAAGATAATAAAATAACATAATCAAAAAATTTAAAAATGGCAAATTCAAATAGAGTTTTTGTATCTCCTGGTGTTTATACATCAGAAAAAGATTTAACTTTTGTGGCTCAAAGTGTTGGAGTGAGTACACTTGGTTTAGTGGGTGAAACTTTAAAAGGACCCGCTTTTGAACCAATTTTAATAACAGATTTCGATGAATTCAAATCATATTTTGGAACAACATCACCACTTAAAGATGATAATAATAATCCAAAATTTGAATTACCTTATTTTGCTAAATCATATTTAGAAGAATCTAATCAATTATTTGTTACAAGAATTTTAGGTTTAACAGGTTACCTACCAAATAAAAGTTTTGGAGTACAAACAATAGGTGGAATTAATTTAGGTACACTAAGTGGTACCACTAGTGGTTTAACAATGTCCGCAACTACAACCACAATTACAGGTAGTTCAATATACAATGAATTATCTGATAAGATTTCAGTGGACGGAAACTACATCACAGATTATATTGTTTCAAATTTTAGTGGTAATACGTCTTCTAATCATGGTCAATGGTTTGTTATGGGACTTGTACCATCTACAGGTTTAACTTCGGTTACATCTTCTTTAGAAGAAGTTTCTCCTTTAACAGGTTTGAATAATGCAAGTAATAACAACAATAAAGAATGGTATAATGTTTTAGTAAATTCAGGTAACACTGAGGTGTATTCATATCTATTTGTTTATAATAGTGGAACGTCAAGATTTGATGTTACAAAATACACATATAATGCAACATTGAATACTGATTATGACGGTAAAATTGTTTTATCTTTTAGACCAAGAGGTTCATACGTTGGTCAAACATTGAATCTTGAAGTTACAACAAATAGTAATTTTAATATAAATGGAACTGGTTTAACTACAAACCCATTATCAGAATTTACGGTAAATGTAACCGGTTCAACAAGTGGTGCAAAGACTTTCACTTGTAGTATGGATACATCTTCATCAAAATATGTGACAAAAGTATTTGGTACCGATGTATATGATAGATTAAAATCGGACATTCCAATTTATGTTTTTGAATCGTACCCTAATTATCTTTTAGAAGCATACAAACAGGGTTATATTAGAGGTTTAAGTCTAACCGAAATTTATGAAGATGAAGGGAATTCATTTAGAACACAATGGGACACACCAGTATCACCAACGATAGTGTCAGAAGTCCGTGGTGGTGAAGTTGTTGATTTATTTGATATCGTAACAATTTCAGATGGTGATAGTGCGAATTTTGAAGTAAAAATATCGATAATAAACATCAACATCGAAACTGGTGAATTTGATTTAATTGTTAGAGATTTTAATGATACCGATGATAATATCGTTGTACTTGAAAAATTTTCAAGATGTTCAATGAATCCAGATTTACCTGGATTTGTTGCTAAAAAAATTGGAACATCTGATGGCGAATATGAATTACGTTCAAGATATATTATGTTATCTATGAATGCCAGTGCACCATCTGACGCATATCCCGCAGGATTCAAAGGGTTTGTTTCGAATGGTTCCTATGGTTCAAAAACCTT